TGTAGAAAAGGTATTTAAGTTTGATACCAGTTCTATATCTGGTGGTATGTTTAGTATCAAATATCAGTTATTTTTAAATGATTTGTATTTTTTCAACTCAGTTGAATTACTACAATATGCAATGACAAAAAGATATTTGGAAGATATTGATTTTCTACTTACAACAGATAAGCAAATAAGATTCAACAAAAGACAAGATAGATTATATCTTGATATTGATTGGGCATCTCAAGATGCAGATCAATATATTATTCTTGACTGCTATAGAGCATTAGATCCCGAAAACTTTAGTCAAGTTTATAATGATAGTTTCTTAAAAAGATATTGCACTGCGATGATTAAGAAACAATGGGGACAAAATTTAATTAAATTTAGAGGAGTAAAATTACCTGGTGGAATAGAGTTTAATGGTAGAGAAATCTATCAGGATGGTGTTCAAGAAGTTAATGAAATTAGAGAACAAATGTCATCAACTTACGAATTACCTCCATTAGATATGATAGGGTAGGATAAATGCCATTAAATCCATTCTTCCTTCAAGGATCTGCATCAGAACAAAGACTTGTACAAGATCTCATCAACGAACAGTTGAGGATGTTTGGTATTGAGGTATATTACTTACCTAGAGAGATAATAAGTAGAAAAACAGTTTTTCAAGAAATACAATCTTCAGAATTTGATGATAATTACTTAATTGAAGCATATGTAAACACATATGATGGATATACAGGTGGTGGAGATGTATTAACTAAATTTGGTATGCAACTCAAGGATGAATTAGTTGTAACTATATCTAAGGAAAGATGGGAAGATTATATTGCACCATTCTTAGCAATGGGAGATGCATATGAAACAGAACTCGCACATAGACCTAGAGAAGGAGATTTAATATATTTTCCATTAGGTGGTAGATTCTTTGAAGTAAAATTTGTAGAACATGAAAACCCATTCTATCAATTACAAAAGAATTATGTTTATGAACTTCAGTGCGAACTATTTGAATATGAAAATGAGGTTATTGATACTGATATAGCTGAAATTGATGAGAGAACATCAAATATTGGAGAGATAATCAGTCTTAAGATGGTTGGTTATGGAAATACTGCTGTTCTCGGAGTTGATTTGGCAAGAGGTTATGTAAGAGATATATTCTTAAATAATCAAGGATATAACTATAGTTCAACACCGACAGTAACATTTTCAGCACCAATCAGTGGTAGAACTGCGACTGCTGTTGCAATTACAACCTCTATAGGAGGTGCAAGATCCATAAAAGAAATTGTATTGACTGATGCAGGTGAAGGATATAGAGAACCACCCACAGTTACGATTAGTGGTGGTGGGGGAGTTGGAGCTGCTGCAACTGTAGGTATTGAATCCTTCAGACAAGGTGTAAGTAAAGTAGTTGTTCTTTCTTCTGGAGATGGATATACAGATGTTCCTGTAGTAACTTTTGGAAGTCCTACATTTACAGGAGCAACAGGTTCAGCAGTAGTATCAAACAATACTGTTAGTAGTATAGTATTAAGTGATGGTGGAAGTAATTATGATCCAGATAGAAATATAGGTGTTACAATATCTCCTCCAACTGGTAGTGGATTTGTACAAGCAACAGCAAATACAGCAATTGCTAATGGTAAATTAGTAAGTCTTTCTGTTAATAATGCAGGTATAGGATATAGTGTAGAACCTGCTGTAACAATAGATGCTCCTACTGGAGTTGGATCAACTGCAGTTGTTACTGCTACAGTAAATGCTAACGAAAATGTTGAAACTTTATCTATCGCATCTTCAGGACAATTCTATGTTGGAAATCCGATATTAACTATAGATGCTCCAACTGGAATAGCATCTACAGCAACTGCAAATACAACCTTTACCTCAAATTCTGGTTTATCTACATTCAGTTATAGTTTAACTAGTCCAGGTAGGTACTACTTAAGTCAACCAACACTTACTATAAAATATCTTGCATTATCTGCAGGATTTGATGCAACCTCTCCAAAATATGGTACAGTAGCATGGAAGTTAATTGATGCTGATAATGATAGAAATTTAACATGGAATGGAAATCAAACCACTATTGATCAAGAAGGTTCCGTTCAATTATACTTTAAAGCACAAAGTTCTAATGTAGGTTTTTCAACGATCTTAGAATTAAATAAAGTATCTAATGGTGGGGAAGATGTTACTTTAGGAATTAATACTTTAGGAAGAGTTGAATTGGGTATTGGAACTGTATCTATTGCTTCAACCACTTCTGCATCTGTAAGAGATGATACTTGGCATTATGTTTACATAGAAAACAAAAATGAATTTGGTTCTCAATTAACTTCTTTATACTTAGATGGAGACTTAGAGGGTAGCACTAGTTTTGGATTGGCAGGAGATAAACCACTAATAACTAATGCTAATTTAACTCCACCAGTTCTTAAAAACTCATATAATACTGGTATTCTTGTAGATGACATATATTCAACTAATGTTCTTTCTGGAATTGGTTCATATGTTCCATTAAGTGGTGTATCAACTCTTGGAGTAACTACATTATCATCTACAGTAACCTATGATGATTTTGAAAATGCGATTGGTACTGAACAAGAAATAAGCATCAATGCTAATATTGAAAATGGAGAAGTTATTTCTCTTGATAATAATAGTACTACTCTAACAGGTATAGTAACTGCTTTAAACTCTGCAGTTATAGATCCTCCATTAGGTGTTGCAACTAACTTTAGAGCAACTGGAACTGCAACAATTAGCGAGGGATTTGTTAATTCAGTTTCTATAGCATCATCTGGTGCAGGATATCTAACAGTACCTAACGTAGCAGTTAGTAGTGCAACTGGATCTGCTTCTCAATTTACAGCAACTGGTAGAGCAAAAATAAATGGTTTCGGACAGATAAGCGAGTTTGAAATATTATCAATGGGAGGAGGATATTTGCTTGCTCCTGGTGTTACTATTGATCCACCACTTGGACAAACAGCAGAGGGATTTGCAAACGTTGGTCTTGATGGAGCAATTGATAGTGTAACATTTACTAAGATAGGTGTTGGATACACAACTCCACCTACTGTGGGTTTTTCTAATACTATTGGAGACAGAGATGGAGAATCTGGATTCTCAACTGCCACTGGTAATATAGTTCTTGATAATAATCAAAATAATATCTTACGTGTCAACATAACAAATCCAGGTGCAGGTTATCTAGGACCTTGCACTGTATTGGTAGAAGATCCTGCAGCAATAGCAGGAAACGCAGGAATTGGAACATTCTGGTTTAATGAGGTGGTTATTGGTGAAGATTCCTTGATAAGAGCACGAGTTAAAAATTGGGATCAAGAGGAGGGAGTTCTACAAATTGGTCAAGAAAATGGTAAATTCTTTGTAGGAGAGAAGATTATTGGACAATCCTCTGGTGCTATATACATTTTAGATAAGTATATGTTACTCTCTGAAGTACCTGCAGCAGGTTCAGTTCAGAATATTGATGATTATGATCAAAATGATTTATTTGAAGGAGAAGCAGATATGATCTTAGATTTTACAGAAGTTAACCCATTTGGTGAAGTTTAATGTTAGGAAGTCATTACTACCACGAAATAATGCGAAAGACCATTGTATCTTTCGGAACATTGTTCAATCAAATTTATCTTAAGCATTATGATGGACAGACGGGTAATGTTGTTGATGAAATGAGGGTTCCATTAGCATATGCTCCAAGACAGAAATTTTTAGCAAGATTAACACAACAATCAGAATTAAATAAGGCAGTAGCAATATCTTTACCAAGAATGTCTTTTGAGATGACATCTTTAACTTATGATGGAACAAGAAAGACAGGAATGACTCAAACATTTAGAGCAATTGATAAAGCATCTGATACAATGAGAAAAGTTTATATGCCTGTTCCATATAACATTGGATTTGAATTAAACATATATTGTAAGTTAAATGATGATGCATTACAGATCGTAGAACAAATATTACCATTTTTCCAACCATCTCTCAATGTAACTATAGATTTAATTAGTTCTATCGGAGAAAAAAGAGATGTACCTATAGTTTTAAACAATGTTTCCTTTGTTGATGACTATGAAGGAGATTTTGCTACAAGGAGAGCATTAATCTATACTTTAAACTTTACTGCTAAGACATATCTATTCGGTAAAATTGCTGATAATGCAACAGGTATTATCAAGAAAGTTGAAGTTGATTACTATACAAATACTGATCCAGTAACTGCAAAGAGAGAAATGAGATATACAGTTACACCAAAAGCAACAGAGGATAAGAATAATGATGGAGTTATTGATAGAATAGATGATGCATTACTTGGTCCTGGAGATGATTTTGGATTCTCTGAAGGATTGGAATTTTTTCAGGATGGAAAGTAAATGAAAGACAACTTTGATGAATTAAATAAAGCTCTTAATACTGCATCTGATATTGTTAAATCAGAACCTAAAGAGATGAAAATTGTAAAAAGTCTAAAATCTGAGGATAAAGATATTCAAAAAGACTATGAATATACCAGAGGTAACTTATATTCTTTGATTGAAAAAGGACAAGAAGCAATCAATGGAATCATGGAAGTAGCAGAGGAAGGTGCTAGTGCTAGAGCATATGAAGTTGCAGGACAATTAATTAAAAGTGTTGCTGATACCACAGATAAGTTGTTAGATTTACAGAAAAAAATGAAAGATATTGAGGAAGATTCTCCTAAAACAACTACAAATAACGTAACAAATAATGCCTTATATGTAGGGTCAACTTCCGATCTAGCGAAGTTACTAAAGCAAGGAATGATAAATACTAATACATCAGAGACTTAAACTTACATATGAAATCCTGTAAGAAAGGTTATTACTATTGTAATACCGATGAAAAATGTAAGCCAATTCCAGAGGGTAGCATGGTACAACCTGATGGAATGTTAGTCAAAAAAGATGTCTCCGAAGAGAAGGAGAAAACAGATCACGAAGTTTCAATGGCACAAAGGCAGTTATCCAGAACTGAAAGAAATGTTGCCAAACTTAGAAAAGCATTAGGCAAGAAGGAAAAAAATATACCTGCTTGGGTTCAAGCAAAAATAACAACATCAACAGATAAAATGGATTCTGCTGCTAACTATATGCAGAAAGAAGAAATTAATTCTGTTTCAGTAGAAGACGCAAATGGTAAACATTACGCAGATTTTATTGATGTTATTCCAAATGAACCTTTAAAACCTTCAAAAGGGATAGGCAGTGATCTTCTTGCTAGTGAGAAACTTCAGTTATCGCATTACGACTGGAGAACAAAACTTGGACAAGAAAACACAATCTGGCAACGATGGACTGGACCCGAAAGTGAAGAATCTTGAAAAAAGGATTCAAAACTTGGAGAAGATGGTAAATCTTGCACAACAAACTATAGAGCACGATCAACATGTCAATGGTTTACTTCCTAAAAAAGAAGTAAAACATTTACCTAATGAAATGACATAGGAGTTACTATGAGTGATAATGTATATTTGGGTAATCCAAATCTGAAAAAAGCGAATACTCCTATTAACTTCACTGAAGAGCAAATTGTAGAATTTATAAAGTGTAGAGAAGACCCCGTATATTTTGCGAAGAATTATATAAAGATAGTAACTCTTGATCATGGATTACAACCATTTAAGTTGTACCCATTTCAACAAAAGTTATTAGAAAATTTCCACGGTAACAGATTTAATATCTGTAAAATGCCTAGACAGACAGGTAAATCTACTACTTGTGTGTCATATTTACTGCATTACGCAGTTTTCAACGATAATGTTAATATAGCAATACTAGCAAACAAAGCATCAACTGCCAGAGATTTACTAGGTAGATTGCAACTTGCTTATGAAAATTTACCCACTTGGATGCAACAGGGTATTATATCTTGGAACAAAGGTTCCTTAGAATTGGAGAATGGATCAAAAATATCAGCAAACTCTACATCATCATCTGCTGTTCGTGGTGGATCTTACAACGTTATATTCTTAGACGAATTTGCATTCATACCGAATCATATTGCGGATGATTTCTTTGCATCTGTATATCCTACCATTACATCTGGACAAAGTACGAAGGTTATTATAGTTTCTACCCCCAAAGGTATGAATCATTTTTATCGTATGTGGCATGATTCAGAGCAAGGTAAGAATGATTATGTGCCAACTGATGTTCATTGGTCTGAAGTACCAGGTAGAGATGAAGCATGGAAAGAGCAAACTATTGCAAATACTTCTGAACAACAGTTCAAAATTGAATTTGAGTGTGAGTTTTTAGGATCAGTAGGTACTCTTATAAGACCTGATAAGTTAAAAAGTCTTGCTTATAACGATCCTATACAGAGACATAATGGTTTAGACATATATGAACATCCTAAAAAAGAGTCTAATTATCTCATAACTGTAGACGTTGCTCGCGGAATCGGTAACGATTATTCTGCGTTTATCATTTATGATATAACTAAATTCCCATACAGAATAGTTGGTAAGTATAGAAATAATGAAATTAAACCTATGTTATATCCAAGTATCATTGCTGATATTGGTAAAGTGTATAATGGTGCATTCATATTAGTAGAAGTAAATGATATAGGAGATCAGGTAGCAAGTATTCTTCATTTTGATTTAGAGTATGATAATCTTCTTATGTGTTCTATGAGAGGAAGAAACGGACAGATAGTTGGAGCAGGTTTTTCTGGTAAAAAATCTCAACTTGGTGTAAGAATGTCTCAAGCAGTTAAGAAATTAGGTTGTTCAAACTTAAAAACTTTAATTGAGGATGACAAACTATTGGTATCTGATTATGAAATCATATCAGAATTAACCACTTTCATTCAAAAAAACAACTCATTTATGGCAGAAGAGGGTTGTAATGATGATCTAGCAATGTGTTTAGTTATATTTTCTTGGTTAGTTGCACAGGACTACTTCAAAGAAATGACTGATAATGATGTAAGAAAAAGAATATATGAAGAGCAAAAGAATCAAATAGAACAAGATATGGCACCTTTTGGATTTATATCTGATGGGTTCGATGATATGGCACCAATTGTAGATGGTGGAGATGTTTGGACAAAAGAAAATCCTATACAAACTAAGGAATGGAATGTAGATGAGTATGGAGATAACTCATTTATGTGGGATTATATGTAACAAAATAAATTATAAAGCAAATATTAAACTTGTAAATATTAAGGTTAAGTGTTATATTAGATAGTGGATTGGGATATAGAAGTAAAATTATCTGAAAAGGAAAGTATGATTACTGTTTACGAAGAACACATCAAAAATCTAGAACAGGAGAACAAACAACTTAAAGCACAAGTTGTTTTTTTAAGAGAGCAATT